TTAAATACATTACATTCATCTTTTCCTTATCCTCTTCAAGAACAATTCAAAGGGTTTAGATTTAGTATTGGTAATGAAAAACCGTCTATATTCTCTGAAAAAGATATTGATGAATTTTTAGACAAAGATAATTATCCGATGTATACGAATGCTGATAATCTCCCTAAATGGTTAGCTACTGGGATTATGGTAAGTATGGGTGCTAAAAATATTAAAGGTAAAGTTACGGATGCTATGTTTAAAGTTTTAGAGAAAATCAAAGCTGGTAAAATTAAAGAAATTGTAATGGATCCACCAGGCAAATTAGGCAAGCCGGATGCTGGTTACAATAGCAAAGAGTTACCTAAACTCAATCCGAAATACTACAAATGAGTATTATTAAATTTGCAGAATATGTAGAAGAGGAATTATCACCAGATGTTATCTTGGGTGAAGATGAAGTCATAATTGAATGGTCAGAAGAAGAATGGTATAAACTATCAGTTGCAGAGAGGGCTGAATTAGAAGCCGAAGCTATTGATGGATGGTCAAAGTGGCAGATTGGTGAAATGGATTCCCCTTATGTTGATGAAGAGGATGATCTTGATGAATATCAAGCTAGAAATACTCAGCAACGGCGCAAAACGCAATTCAAAAAAGATCGATTAAAGCATTCTGATCGACAAGTAAAACTAAAAGCTAAAATTGATCGTAAAAAGGGTGGTAATAAAGTTCATCGACTCAAGGTAAGAAACAAGTGGAAGAAAATAAATAAATCTAAGATTGCGAATGCTCAAAGAGTTTATGGTGGTAAAATTAAATCTAAATTTACTAAGAAAAAATAGGAAGAATAATGTTTGATCCGGTGAAGTGTGGTAAATGTATTGGTGGTATAGCTATGGATATTCAAGGACACGATCCCAGAACGTGGATAAAAAGTGCTATGTGGCAATGCGTTACTGATAATAAAATTACAGGAGGACACTTTAAAAAGATCCTTGAGAGAAAAATCAAAAAAGAAATCAAAGATATTTCAGATCCCGGGAAATATGTAAACGATATTTGGGATAAAGTAAAAAAGAAATGTTCAGGATAGGAACCATATGAGACTTATTTCAGAAATTAACGAAACTGTAGAGTATATCACAGAGAAAAACGGAAAAGACCTTTATTTACAGGGTGTATTTCTACAAGCAGATGTAAAGAATAAAAATGGGCGTCTATATCCAAATTCTATTATGAGGAAAGAAGTCAAACGATATACGAAAGAATATATTGACAAAAAACGTGCATTTGGGGAATTGGGACATCCTGAAGGACCAACCATCAATCTGGAAAGGGTATCTCATATGATTACTTCTTTGACGGAAGATGGAAGTAATTATGTAGGAAAAGCGAAAGTTTCTGATACTCCACACGGAAATATTGTCAAAAATCTTATCAAAGAAGGAGCACAACTTGGTGTATCCTCTCGTGGTATGGGTTCGCTTAAACCGAACAAAAAAGGAATCCAGGAAGTACAAGATGATTTTTATCTTGCTACTGCCGCGGATATTGTCGCTGATCCATCAGCTCCAGATGCCTTTGTTAATGGTATTATGGAAGGTAAAGAGTGGGTATGGGACAACGGCGCAATTCAAGAAGTTGAAATTGCGAAATATAAAAGAATCATAAAGAAATCGCCGGAGAAACGATTAACATCGATAGAAGCGGCAGTTTTTGAAGATTTTATAAGTAAGTTGTAGTAAAATGGAGACATATTACTACTGTTAAAGTTATAAGTTTTATAAATATAGATAATCAGAAATGATTCATTTATAAATTTATATATTAATCAATTGGATTAGGAGAACCCTGATGAAGTTAAAAACAGAAACTGGCGAAATCCTGGTTTTGGATGAAGAGTCCCAAGTCTGGAAAGGCGAGGGAGAGGATTCCGATACTTCTATTACGGTATCAGAGGCCGATGAACTTTTAGAGAAGGGTGATCTGGAAATGGTTGCTGACGAATCTGAAATTACTGAAGCCGATTCACTTGAAGAAGCTGATGAACCAAAAGGTAAACCTTTAAAGAAGAAAAAAATTAAGGTTGACGGATCCGGTGAAGTCGAAGTCCACGAAGATGACGATGAGGACGATGACGATGAAGCCGATGGGGATGAAGCGGACGAAGATGAGGATGATGAAGTAGAAGAAACCAAATCTGCCAAAGCCAAAAAAGAAGAAGTTGAAATCAAAGTTGATGTAGAGGACGATGTTAAAGCATTGTTTGACGGTCAAGATTTGACAGAAGACTTTAAAGCACGAACAAAACTTGTATTTGAAACTGCGGTTAAAGCAAAGGTTAAGGAGAATCTTGCATCTATCGAAAAGAAGATGGAAGCTCAACTTGCCGAGCAGACTGCCGATCAGCTTGCCGATATTACAGAGAAACTAGATGGTTATCTTGACTATATGGTTTCCGAGTACATTGAGGAAAATGCTCAGGCAATCGAACACGAGCAGAAAAACGAAATTCTAGAAGGTTTCGTTGGTGGAATGCAAAAATTGTTTGCTGATAATTACATTGAAATCCCAGATGAACGATACAATGTAGTAGATGAGCAAGCAAAAGAGATAGAATCTCTTAAGGAAAGCCTTGATGCAGAGATGAATAAAAATGTCGAAGCAAAAGGTAAATTAGCGGAAGCATCCGCAGAAAAGATTTTCATAGAAGTAACAGAAGAATTAACTGAAACACAAAAAGCAAAGATGCAAACTCTTGCTGACGGCGTGGAATTTGATGATGCTGAAACTTTTACTGAAAAATTGGAAACTTTGAAGAAAACTTATTTTCCTTCAGAGTCAGAGAAAGACGAAGTAGTTGCAGAAGAGGGTGCTAATGGATCTTCAGAAGTAATGACTGATGCAATGAAGAAGATTGTGGCTTCACTTTCACAAACAAGGGAACAAAGCATCTTAGGTGCTTAATTCACATTTATCAACTATAAACGAGAAAAACAAAATGTTTTTATCAGAAGAGATTAAAGATAAGTGGCAGCCTGTTATGGAGCACGAGGATCTCCCAAAGATCGAAGATGCTACCAAACGTGCAATTACACTACGTCTTTTAGAAAACCAAGAAAAGGCTTTACAAGAAGCCAATGTCACAGGTGCTAACGTAGATAATTGGGATCCAATCCTGATTTCATTAGTACGCAGAACAATGCCTCAGTTGATGGCGTATGATACTATTGGAGTCCAGCCTATGTCCGGACCTACTGGTCTCATTTTCGCTATGAAATCACACTACACTGGCGAAGCTAGTACTGGTGCTGAAGCATTAACATTACCAGCTGGTCAACCTGATGTAGACTTCTCAGGTGACGAAGGAACAGCAAATGTATTATCTACATCCGATGGCGAAGCCCTAGGGGGATTTGTCTCAGGTGGAGGAGACTTCAAAGAAATGTCCTTCTCAATCGAGAAATCAAGCGTAACTGCGGATACTCGTGCGTTGAAAGCTAAGTATTCTTTGGAACTTGCTCAAGACCTTAAAGCAATCCACGGATTGGATGCTGAGTCAGAATTAAGCAACATTTTGTCTGCTGAAATTCTTGCTGAAATTAATCGAGAAGTTATTGAAATGATTCTTTCTCAAGCGACTGCTGGAGCAGCCTCTGGAACAGCCAATGCCGGTACTTTCGATGTCGCTGATGCAGTTGACAATCGCGGTGCTCGTTGGGGTGGAGAAAGATACAAATCACTATTGATCCAAATCAATCGTGAGGCGAATTTAATTGCTAAGAACACTGGACGTGGTCGTGGTAACTGGATTATCTGTAGTGCAGATGTTGCATCCGCACTTGATATGGTTGCCGGATTAGCAGTTCCAAATATGGATGTTGGAGCAAATCAGCCTGATGTAGTCAATAACGTATTTGCAGGTACTCTGGGTGGAAAATATAAAGTATATATTGACCAGTTTGCCGCTACAGATACAGTTACAGTCGGTTACAAAGGTTCAAATATGTATGATGCAGGGCTTTTCTACTGTCCGTACGTTCCGCTTCAATTGATGAAATCAATTGGTGAAGAAGACTTCCAGCCACGTTTGGGATTCAAGACTCGTTATGGTCTTACTCATAACCCATTCGCATCTGGTAGTGCCGCGGCTAATCCTTACTTCCGCAAGTTTACTGTAGCGAATCTGTAGGATTAAGCTGAACCTAGTTAACTCCGTTGCTCAATGTGAGCAACTTATTCTAAGCCCCGTTGTCTTAATAAGATGCGGGGCTTTTTATATTGTAGTGAGGTGATATAAATAATAGTATGGCACAAGAAGCACGAATCACTCCAAATAAAATAAATTTAGCTAAGTCTACGAACTATAAGCTAAATATGCACGTATTACCCCAAACAACATTTTGGTTAACTACGTGTAGTCTTCCCACCTTGTCTGCAAATGAGGTGATGATTCCTGATCCAATTCACGGACACAGATATAAAACTGCAACTACCTCTCAGGTGGCGCCGATGACTGTGACATTCCTCGTGGATGAAGATTATTCCAATTATATGGAAATTTTAGATTTGATGTACAAATCAGTTGGTCCAGATATGTCTAAAAGATATCAAACTGGCGAAGTTACTGGTTCAGAAGGAAGTCTCCATATTCTCTCCAATAACAAAAATGTTTCTGATGTAGTATTCACATTCCACAATCTTTTTCCCACTATTCTAGGGGAACTACAGATGACCAACGAATCTCCAGATCCTCTACTCACAGATTTGACATTACAATATGATTATATGACATATCAATCTGGAACCCCACTTTAAAAACAAGTAAAAAATAATTAAAAAAATGCTTGACATTTGATGTGAAATAGTATATAATGTTTAGATGAAAATTGAAGAACTTGAAGGAATAGTCGAAAAAGACTTATACATAGACGAAACAATCTTAGCAAAAGAATCACTTTTAACTCCTACCAAGCATAATAAGTATCTAAAGATGCTATTACGTGAGAGGTTGAAGTTAAAGAAATGTCGAGATGAACTTAATAAGGTATCTCTGGGTAGAACTTGTTTTTATAATGGTTCAGATCCAGATCCTTTTGATTATGTTCTTAAAGATCGAGAAGTCAAAGACTATGTACGAGTGGATCCAGCTGTGGTAGAAGCAGAAAATGTCGTGACTCTACAGGAAGAAACAGTCAAATATCTAGAAGAAGTCTGTAAAATGTTTGAAAGGCGTGGATTCGCAATAAAAAACGCTATTGATTTTATGAAATTTACTCAGGGTGAGTTTTGACGGATATTGTTGTACATAAAAAAGATGATGTATATCTGAATATTGAATGCGAGGCACATATTGCTCACGATTTGTCTGATTTTTTCACGTTTAGGGTACCTGGTTATAAGTTTATGCCAGCGTATCGCAACCGAGCGTGGGATGGAAAAATAAGACTATTTAACGCATTTGGTGGTGAATTATATGTCGGATTATTACCATATGTTGTCGAATTCGCAGAACGTAGAGAATTAACAATACAATCTCTACCTTTAGTAAAAACCACTACTATTGGAGAAACAAAAGAATTTTTTGATTGGCTTGACCCTTTTGTTGATGGTAAAAGTATTACATCATACGATTATCAGGTAGATACTGTACATCACGGTATTAATCATAAAAGGGCTTTGATGATATCACCGACATCATCGGGTAAGTCATTAATGATATATGCGTTAATAAATTGGTATCTTAATACGATTGATAAAAAGATACTCATAATAGTGCCGACCACTTCGCTGGTTGAACAATTATATAAAGATTTTGAAGACTATAGCACTGGATCATCTTACGACTATAACGCTGACCAGACTCATAGAATATATGCTGGAAAAGACAAAAATACTGACAAACGAATAGTAATAACAACTTGGCAGTCTATATATAAATTAAAGAAAGATTGGTTTCAACAATTTGGTGCTGTAATAGGAGACGAAGCACATAATTTTAAAGCAAAATCACTTACTTCCATTCTGACAAAAATGACAGAATGTGAATATAAGTTTGGATTTACGGGTACTTTAGATGGTACTCAAACACACAAGTTGGTACTTGAGGGTTTGTTCGGGCCTGTTCATAATGTTACAACAAGCAAAGCATTAATGGATTCCGAACTGATTGCGAAACTGCATATTGAAGCAGTTACCTTAAAATACTTAGATGAAGAAAAGAAACTTGTAAAAGGAATGATATATAGTGATGAAATCGATTGGCTTATAAAATGTCAGAAACGAAATAATTTCATTTGCGATTTAGCATTGACAAGAGAATCTAATACTCTTATTCTCTTTCAGTACGTAGAAAAACACGGTAAGAAATTATTTAAATATTTGAAGGATAAAAGTCCAGAACGTCCTATATTTTTTGTATCTGGGGAAATTAAAACAGAAATTAGAGAGGAGATACGTGCAATTACTGAAAAATCTAAAAATGCTATCATTGTTGCTAGTTATGGCACTTTTTCTACCGGTATTAATATTCGGAATCTGCATAATATTATCTTTGGTCATCCTGTCAAATCTCGTATTAGGAATCTTCAGTCCGTTGGTCGTGTCCTTAGAAAGTATGATGAAAAAGACCGGGCCACACTCTTCGATATAAGCGATGATCTTAGCTGGAAGAAACATAAAAATTATTCACTTAAACACTTTTTTGAACGAGTGAAAATCTATAATAGCGAAAAATTTGATTATAAATTAAGAAGTATTGAATTATGAAACAAGAAACAGAAGAAAAAGAGTTTAAGACATATAAGGGTATTGTTAATCTTAAACATACTGGAATCGAACTAATATGCGATATTATTGCATTGGATGAAAAACAAGGGTTTATACATATCAAAAATCCCTGTATTCTACAGACTGTATCAACATCGGAAGGGCAAAGTCAGATGGCGATGGTTCCATATTTAATGACATCCAAAGAAGATTCAATACATATTTCAATATCGGATATTCTTTTCATTAATGAATGTCGTTTGGACATTGAGGAACAGCATACGCAAATGCACTCATCCATATCATTACCAAAAACAAATAGTCAATTTGCAATTTAACTTGACATTGATTACGTGTTTATTATATAATATTATGATTAATTATTTGTACATATGTTCGCCGTGGGACGATCACGGATTCCACCTAGATCAGAACCTAGGTAAGTAGCTTGATGTGAAGTGAGCAGACTATAATACTCGACAAACTGAGTTGAGGTCTGTGTATTGATGTGTCGTACAAGCACTAAATATACGTAAAAATCGGGTCGGAACACACCATATAATGGTTTTGTTCATTAGAGACTTGTGAATCGACACAAGCGAGGCCAACAGGATAACCGTAACCTGTCTCTATAAGCTGGTTTATATCTTCTTACCTATTTGAAAAAGGAGTAACTAAATAATGGAAACTGCGAAAGGACGAAGTCCTTGAGCAATCCTGTGATGAGCGAAGCGAAGAACAGGATAAATATTATTTCTTTGTACTTTACTGCTATTAACGATATCTTACCTGTATAGGTGACTCTCGGACCTACGGTCCTCGAGGGCTTCGCCATTTCTGTTATATAAATTAATTACATAAAAGACTTGACTTATTGAATTTGAAGGTGTATAATAGTACCAATATTATCATTATTATACTCTATTAATAAACAATATTATGACTAAAGAAAAAGTTCCAGTAGACCCAGACAATACATCCCATTATATTAACAATAAGGAATTCTTGAAATGTCTCATAGAATATCAGGCAGATATTAAGAAATGTAAGAAAGAAGGTAAAGACAAACCTTATGTTTCCGACTACATTGCTATGTGTTTCCTACAGATAGCACAAAGACTCTCCTATAGACCTAATTTTATTAACTACACATATAAAGATGATATGATATCAGATGGTCTAGAAAATTGTCTGGCATATATGCACAACTTTAATCCAGAAAAGAGTACAAATCCTTTTGCTTATTTTACACAAATAATTTAC